TTACCCCCGATTATCAATATTCACAGGACCATTATTATCTTGAAAATATTGAGAACGCGCTCCTTGATTAATGAAGTTTCTATTAGTTGTAATTTGTACAATCTGGGAATTAAGATCATTTATTGTAATGTTAAGTTGTTTTATCTCATTATCTTTCTTGGTTACTTGCATAGTCTGATATATTGCTATACATCCAGAGATCACCCCAACAATATATCCAAAGGCACTTACATATTCGTTAGCAAGTAGTGATGCAATCATTTGGAGCTCCATTTCAAGCTGAAAGATTTAAAGTCACAACAATCTCATCCTATTAGGGTAGCTAGGATAGCAACTCATGAAGAGTAAATAAATAGGTATTAATCATTATCGTTTACATGATCTAATTCAACATAGATCCACTCATGGCCTCTATACTTTCTCATAAACACAGTGTTTAGCTATGTGGGCTTAAGAGGTCTAAATTGATGTACTTACTTTATCAATTGATATAACCCCAAATTATAATCGTTTCATATCATTGACGCGCAGTGCTTTCCCCGCCTCGCCCGCCCGCTTTGCGGGGCGGTTTTAATGCAGTTGCACTGACACGCTCAGGCCGCGCCGGGAATGGCGCGGTCTGCAGAAAATGAGGCAGGAAAACGCATGCAAAGCCATGCACCTTATCGATGCATGGCTTTTTTCAGTAAAAACGGGCGGATTTTCGGGGAATTTTACACAGACTGATGTGATGCCAGTTGCGCACTTTTACGCGAAAAAATCATGTTCTGCGCAGGGGTGAATTTTTCACGGCTGTCATCCACCGAAGCCGCGTCAGGCCTGAATCCGATGGTCGTTAAAATGTCGCTATCCTGTGCGGAATAATTAATTTTTTCCCCCTTCGCAAGCCAGGACAGAAGGGCTTCACGCAGGGCATCTGTGGCACGCTGTATGGCACAGTTTCGGGCAATGGCCGTCAGCTCACTGTAGCCCATCAGCTCCGGTGCCAGTGCGGCCGCCAGTACTGTGCCGTGCTGCTGCATAAAATCATTCAGCCGGTCGCGGATGCTGATGTGCTGAACGGCTTCATGCGAACGAATATAACGACCGGCGGCCTGATTCACCTGCCATTTTCTGACTTCGATAATATTGCGTAATTCGTCCAGGCGACTGACATTTCTGCCTTCTCCTGACAGAAGCCGCAGATATTCCTGTTCGGCCGCTGCCAGCTCATTTTTGCGTTGCAGCCATGCTGCTTTGTTATTCTGACAGGTGTCAAAGGCCTGCTGTAAGGCTGTGCTTTCCATCGTTATCTCTTTCTCATCATGCTGAAGAATAAAAATACGGTGTGCGGCGACGGCCGGTGTTAACCGGCAGCCCTCATTCCAGACGCAGCGAATATGATTGTGTTTTTAACCGTACTGGCGGCAGTTCCTGTTTTTCATGCAGGCGTTCTGCCAGTTCGTCCGGTGTGACCGGGCGGACAATGAAGCGGTTGATGGTCTGAAGCGTTTTAAACACCAGACCACAGCCCGGATCCGTGCACACATAAAAACGCTCGGTGACTTCCTGAGACAGACGCCGCGATGTTCTTGACAGTGCAAGGCCTTTACATCTCCGACAACAATATCCGGTAACAAGCATTCTTTTCGGGCGTTTCATGCTACCGGAGGCTGACGTCAGTGAATCGCGGTATCTCTGTTTGCCTGAAATGTATTCCATTCCTGAATCTTTACAGTCAGAGAAAAAGCTTTCACTCGCTTCAAATGTCGCAGAGCAATAAATATTCCGGCACTGTGCAATCATTATCTTGGTGCCATCGTCCATGAAATGTGCGCGACGGGTGTGAGCAACATGTCCACACGACGGGCAGTAAATCATGACAGCAGTCCTCTGGCCTTAAGCTCTGCTCCCTGCTGGTCTATTTTGTCCTGCCACACCTTGCGCTGTGCCGGTGTGCCTGCCACTTCATAATCCATGTGCGGGAGTGTTGCCGCTGACAGTCCGGTCAGCCGGAGAACCGGCTCGCCGGTGAGGCTGATTTGCATCTGTTTAATTTTCTGTTCCAGCGATGATTTCACCTGCTGCATGACAGCCTTTTCCGGTGCGACGTAGCCCTGATGGCCGGTGGTGTTGGCGAGCGGATTTTCCTGTACCAGAATGCTCAGATGCATTGCCCGGACAAGCGCCTCACAGGTTTCATTCAGGGCGTGTTCCAGCTCATGCTCTGCATACAGACTCAGCAGGTGATGATGTGCCTTCCGGTAGGCGGTGGTCGTGCTGTCACACGCCCCTTTCAGGCGTTCGCGTTCAAAATTCAGCACCACAGCCAGATTGTCATATTCCTGTACCAGCTCCCGGCGTGCCACGCGCTCAATGTGGCGCTGTTTCAGCTCGTCGCTCAGGACACCACCGGCTGCACGAAAGGCCGTGCGCCAGTCGTCAGCGTCGTTTCCGTCGGCCTGCGCCAGCGCATTTTTTTCCTGCTCTGCCCGTTCAATGGCCGTGACGGTCTCATCCATCAGGCGGGCGTTCTCAAGATGGGCGGCTCTGGCCTTTTCCAGTTGTGCCAGTGCGGGTTGCAGATATTCAGGGATAGTGTGGTCAGACATTTTCCGGCTCCTCGTCACTTCAGGTTAAGAAAATTGTGACGTACACCGGACAACAACACGACGCATTGCAGATGTGCCAGCCCTGACACAGGAGACTCATCCTCAGACCGGCAAGCCAGGAAAAGGTCGCAGGAAAAACCGGCTTACTGTTTGTTTTTTTATATTTTACTGTTCACCTCTGTTCACCTTAAGAAAAAAGATAATTAATACAGTAAGTTAAAGGGTGAACAATCGCAGTAATGACTGTTCACCGTCTGTTCACCACTGTTCACCCGCTCATGGACTTTTTGTGCTGTTTACTACTGTTTGTTTTTATTAATTCGCCGGGAATGAATAAGAAAAAACAATTTGTATTTCACTATAAAAAATTACAGGTCCTTCAGAACCCTTTGAGACCCTTCCAGTCCGGATGGATAAAAAACACACAGCCATTGTAAGGCTGCCTGAACAAATCCCCCCTGTTGCGTCTGCCAAAAATATTCACAAAATAAAGCGCTACCCGAAGCCGGACGGACTTATCCGGTGCTGTATGGACATTAACGAGGTAGCCCGATGCAAGCTGTTTTTTCTTCCCCGTCTCCCGCCCCTGTGACGCCACTGATTCCGCTGCCGGATATCACACAGGAGCGTTTTTTACGTCTGCCGGAAGTGATGCACCTGTGCGGCCTGTCACGCTCGACCATCTATGAACTTATCCGTAAGGGGGAATTTCCACCGCAGGTGAGCCTTGGCGGTAAAAATGTGGCCTGGCTGCACTCTGAAATCACCGCATGGATGGCCGGGCGCATTGCCGGACGCAAACGGGGGTACGACGCATGATGATGCCCGCTCTGCAAAAACTCCCTTTTTCTGGCTTGCCTTTTTCCGGCATTTGCGGATATAGTTTTTCCGCTGTCGCAAAATCGGCAGCCGGGCGTAGGAACCCGTGTAACTCGAAGGCGACATATGACGCGCCATGCGTCTTTTTTTGTGTCGCAATCAACGCCACAGAGCGCCAGATTATGGTGTGGCGTGTGGTTTGCCGTGCAGGTATGATCCTGTTCGCAATCGCATGTTATGCCACTGAGTCAATGGTAGCTCAGGCGGGGCAGCCTCCGGGCTGGCCGGTATTCTTCGAGGCCGGTATTCCTACCCCCGTCTGGGCTATCGCCATCGAGCGTAGGAACTCCGGCGATAGCAGTTATTTGCTACTCGAAGGAGACGGCCTTATGGCTACAACCCTTACCCCCTCACACCCTGAATTTGTCTTTGTGTTTGCGGCTGTCCGTCGCGCAGACCGTCATCCCCGTATCTGTATGCTTCGCACCGTCGCCGGTGATGAACGCAGTGCCCGCCGTTCCCTTGTCCGTGACTATGTGCTCTCCCTTGCTGCCCGTCTGCCGGTGGTGGAGGTGTCCCGTGCGTAATAAAAAAGCCCCTCAGACCGTCTCAGCGCGTCATGACGCCCGTGAACACCTCAGCATTGAGGCTTACCATAAGCTCAACCGCGCCAGCGCCGTATCCCAGTTTGTTGGGGGTGATTTGATTCACCGTGAACTCTCCGGCCTGCATCAGCTCTACATTCCGCATATTTTCAGCTACCTGAATGAAGATATTGATTTTGTGCTGAATGAGCTGAAAGCCAAAGGCCTGTGCCGCGATTTTCTCGCCCAGCAGAAAGACCGGGGAGACAAGACGCATGTTTGATTTTCCCCAGCCCGGTGAGATTTACCGTTCTGCCGGTTTTCCCGATGTGGCCGTGGTCGGCATTCTGGAAGACGGTATTCCGTGGGAAATGCCGTACCGCTGCCCGGACATTGTCTGGAACCCGTACCGCCGTAAATTCAGTATCCTTGTGCGTATCCTCGCTGACGGGCGCACCACAGACATCCCGCTGGGGCGTTTTCTGCGGGAATTTACCTGTGACCGTCCTGACCTGTTCAGACGCAGCCCCGTAAACCGGCATGCGGTACTGAAAGAAATGGCCGGAGACCCGGAATTACAGAAATGGCGGGAGAAATATCTGGATATTTACCCACAGGACCCTGTTCCGGTCAGCCGGGCGGCACCGGTGGCGCGGGAATGGCGGGAAATTCCCCGCACGGAGCCTGACCCGGAAATCACCCCGGATAACAGTTACCGCAATTATCTGTAATTAAAAAACGACACCCGAAAAATTAAATGTGCGTATTCGCGCAGGGATACGCACGTCTTCAGGAGACGCAGATATGCCTTATCAGTTAATGCAACCGGCACGGAATGCAGTCATCTGTCACAGGGAGGAAAGCAAATGAAAACTCCCTTACCGCCCGTCTTACGCGCTGCCCTTTACCGTCGCGCTGTCGCCTGTGCCTGGCTGACCGTGTGCGAACGTCAGCACCGCTACCCGCATCTCACCCTTGAATCACTGGAGGCGGCCATCGCCGCTGAGCTGGAAGGCTTTTATCTGCGCCAGCACGGTGAGGAAAAAGGGCGTCAGATAGCCTGTGCCCTGCTGGAAGATTTAATGGAATCCGGCCCCCTGAAGGCCGCGCCGTCGCTGTCCTTTCTCGGGCTGGTTGTGATGGATGAACTCTGTGCCCGTCACATAAAAGCGCCGGTACTGCACTGAAGGAGAACAACACCATGAAAATGAACGTAACCGCCACCGTCAGCCATGCGCTCGGCCACTGGCCGCGTATTCTCCCGGCGCTGGGGATTCAGGTTCTGAAGAACCGTCATCAGCCCTGTCCGGTCTGTGGCGGGAGTGACCGCTTCCGTTTTGATGACAGGGAGGGGCGCGGCACCTGGTACTGCAATCAGTGTGGTGCCGGTGACGGCCTGAAACTGGTTGAAAAGGTGTTTGGTGTTTCCCCGTCCGACGCGGCCGCAAAGGTGGCTGCCGTGACCGGCAGCCTGCCCCCGGCTGACCCGGCAGTGACGGCCGCCGCCGGTGCTGAAACAGACGCTGCCCGGAAGAACGCCGCCGCACTGGCACAAACCCTGATGGCAAAAACCCGGCCCGGAACCGGTAACGCCTACCTGACCCGCAAGGGCTTTCCCGACCGGGAATGCCGGATGCTGACCGGCACACACAGAGCCGGTGGCGTGAGCTGGCGCGCCGGTGACCTTGTGGTGCCACTGTATGACGACAGCGGCGAACTGGTTAACCTTCAGTTAATCAGTGCTGACGGCCGTAAGCGCACCCTGAAAGGCGGACAGGTCAGGGGCACCTGTCACACCCTTGAAGGACAGAATCAGGCCGGAAAACGTCTGTGGATAGCGGAGGGATACGCGACCGCACTTACCGTACATCACCTGACCGGTGAAACGGTGATGGTGGCGCTTTCTTCCGTGAACCTCCTTTCTCTGGCCAGCCTTGCCCGGCAGAAGCATCCGGCCTGTCAGATTGTCCTTGCCGCAGACCGTGACCTCAGCGGTGACGGCCAGAAAAAAGCCGCCGCAGCCGCAGATGCGTGTGAAGGTGTTGTTGCCCTGCCGCCGGTCTTCGGTGACTGGAATGATGCCTTCACGCAGTACGGCGGGGAGGCCACCCGTAAGGCCATTTATGATGCCATCCGGCCACCGGCTGAAAGCCCGTTCGACACCATGAGCGAAGCAGAGTTTTCCGCCATGAGTACCAGCGAAAAGGCCATGCGTATCTATGAGCATTACGGCGAGGCGCTCGCGGTCGATGCCAACGGCCAGCTTCTGTCCCGCTATGAAAATGGTGTCTGGAAGGTGCTGCCGCCACAGGACTTTGCCCGGGATGTGGCCGGGCTGTTTCAGCGTCTGCGTGCGCCGTTCTCCTCCGGGAAGGTGGCCTCCGTGGTGGACACCCTGAAGCTGATTATTCCGCAGCAGGAAGCCCCCTCCCGCCGCCTGATTGGCTTTCGTAACGGCGTGCTCGACACGCAGAACGGCACGTTCCACCCGCACAGTCCGTCACACTGGATGCGCACCCTGTGCGATGTGGATTTCACCCCGCCGGTGGAAGGGGAAACGCTGGAAACCCACGCTCCCGCGTTCTGGCGCTGGCTTGACCGTGCCGCCGGTGGTCGTGCGGAAAAACGCGACGTGATTCTGGCCGCACTGTTTATGGTGCTGGCAAACCGCTACGACTGGCAGCTCTTTCTGGAGGTGACCGGTCCCGGCGGCAGCGGCAAAAGTATCATGGCCGAAATCGCCACCCTGCTGGCCGGGGAGGATAACGCCACGTCGGCCACCATCGAGACGCTGGAATCCCCGCGTGAACGTGCCGCGTTAACTGGCTTCTCACTGATACGCCTGCCGGACCAGGAAAAATGGAGCGGCGACGGTGCCGGACTCAAGGCCATCACCGGCGGCGATGCGGTGTCCGTTGACCCGAAATACCGGGATGCATACTCCACGCATATCCCGGCGGTGATTCTGGCCGTGAACAATAACCCGATGCGCTTCACCGACCGCAGCGGCGGCGTGTCACGCCGGCGGGTGATTATTCACTTCCCGGAACAGATAGCCCCGCAGGAGCGCGACCCGCAGCTTAAGGACAAAATCACCCGCGAGCTGGCGGTCATCGTGCGTCACCTGATGCAGAAGTTCAGCGACCCGATGCTCGCCCGGTCACTGCTTCAGTCCCAGCAGAACTCAGACGAGGCACTGAACATCAAACGGGATGCCGACCCGACGTTTGATTTTATCGGCTATCTGGAAACCCTGCCGCAGACCAGCGGCATGTATATGGGGAACGCCAGTATCATCCCGCGTAATTACCGTAAATACCTCTATCACGCCTATCTGGCCTACATGGAGGCAAACGGCTACCGGAATGTACTCAGCCTGAAAATGTTCGGGCTGGGGCTGCCGGTGATGCTGAAGGAATACGGACTGAATTACGAGAAGCGCCATACCAAACAGGGGATACAGACCAACCTGACGCTGAAAGAGGAAAGCTACGGCGACTGGCTGCCAAAATGTGACGCCCCTGCAACAACCTGACCCACCTGACCGGCATCTGCCGGTCTTTTTTTTATCCCGACATCCCCCGAAGGTGAACAATCCACTGTTCACCCTTCACCGTATATTCACCCGTTATCACACTGAAATTAAAAGAGAAAAACGAAAGGTGAACAGTGTGAACAATCAAAGCAAAAAAAACTTTTTTCTTCCGGTGTGATTTCAGCACGGGAAATTAATCCCCTGCACAAGTCACACCGGCAGAATGCCGGAGGTGAAGAATCGAATGTTCACCCTTCACCCATTATTCACCACCTATCACTATGAAATAAAAGGAGAAAAAAGAAAGGTGAACAGTGTGAACAGTTCTTTCGAAAAAAAATTTTTTTCCTGTACGATATAGCATCAATCCAAGTAAAAATGCGCTTTCATTTCACATTAACTTACAGCCATTGGTATACGATTAGGTATACGCACAAAAACTGAATTAAACAAAATCGTTAAAAATCAAAGCAATATAATATTTATTCAAACTCCGCCAGCCAATCATGATTGGACGGTATAAGGACAACACCAATAAAAACAGGAAGTTAGCAGTCTCAGCAGGACACCGACCAGACGGTGAAGAGACATAAAAGGATACGCAAAGGAGCCGCGGCTCCTGGTGACATGAAAGCCCACAGATGTGGGCTTTTTCGTTGATGGTCAGAACGACCAGTTCACACCAGCTACCCCGTTCCACGGGGATTCCACACCGGCACCATGGCTATACCCCACCCCAAGATGCCCGCTTAACGTACTGCTGAATGAGGCTTTAATACCTGCCTGGTATATTCCACGTCTGCCCGACAAATCATTGACGAAATTACCGTCACTATTCACTTTCACCCGGTTATCATCGACAAATTCTTTGCGCACAGCCGCCTTCAGCCACGGCTCAACTTCCATACCGTTCCCCAGACGCATGTTGTAACTCAGCGTTGCACCCAGTTCACGATATAAACTGCGGGTATCGACTGATTTCGATTCCATGCCATTGGATAAATGATATTCAGGGTTATCAGCGGTGAACCCCCGTTAACGATGCATACGGCGTCAGGTTCCAGTTACCATCGGTAAATCGCATCCCGGTTTCAATGTGACCGCCCAGCCCGTAGCTGCGATAACTGCCGTTGGCGGCTCCACCGCTGCCAACCGTGGAGTCGCGAGCTTCGGTACCTGCTAATACCAATAAATTACCGCCATTTTCCAGCAACATATTGGTCGCTAAATTGCCGGAAATGGAAAAAGTGCCGTACTGGTGAGTACCGCTGATTTCAATACCGTTAGCCGTGCTCGTCTGGAGAGCGGCACCGCTGTTCTGGACGATATCTGTCGCTTTGCCATTATCGTTAACTGTCAGCGTACCGCCTTCATTGATCTTTGTTTTTATTGCCTCTCCGTTAGCTGAAACTGTTTGTATTCCGCCGTCGTTAATCGTTGTCTCATTCGCCACCCCCTCGACGATTTGTTCGCCGCCGGTGAGCGTCGTGCCTGTCGCAGTGGCTTTTGTTTTGACGATCTCCCGTCCGCCCGTATTGACCTGTGTTTTGTCAGAAGAGGTGTCTGACTCCACGGTTAACACGCCGCCATTTGCCAGCAGGATATTGTTCGCCGCACCCTGCTCGATGCTGAACGCGACGCCATCCGCGCGTGTTCCTGTGACCCGCGTCGCCCTGGTGGTTGCAACCAAAGCGCCCTGGCTACTCTGCTGTATCCCCGTTGCGCTGCCTTTCTCCCGCACATCGAGTGTGCCGCCGTCATTAAGCACCGAGTTTTCAGCCAGACCGCCCTCATTAACTACCTGTGAACACCCATTAATAATGGAACCTTCCGCTATCCCGTTTGCCATAATTTGTTGTAGGCCAGAGACGATATCGGTATTGATCGCCTTACCATAATTCTGAACGGTTTGTGTGCCGCCATTGATGTGCGTTTTGTCAGTTGACCCACCATCAACAATTTGTTCACCACTTTCAATATTTGCCTCAGTGGCTAAACCATATACCGTTTGCTTGCCACCTTTGATATTTGCTTTATCAGAAGTGGCACTGGCATATATTGTTTGGGTGCCAGCACTATTAAGTACAGTGCCAACATCTTTTCCATAAACATCCATTTTGCCGTTGGCATTAATAATCGTATCAACTGCCCGGGAACCAGTGACGACTGTTAATGAGCCAGCGTTTTCCAGCACTACATTTTTAGCTTCTGAATTCCTGATGTAGAAAGCATCACCATAACTGTTGGTTCCTTCGATAAGGGTTCCGGAAGTTGTGGAAGCAATTAATGCGCCGCCGGATTGTTGCTCAACATGCTTAGCCTCACCACCGTCCTGAACCTCCAGAACGCCACCATTATTAAGTCTGGTGGTATCTGTTTTAGCCTCCTTCTGGACAATCAGCTTACCGCCAGCATCAACGGTAGTATTTTTCGCCGAGGTTTTAGCCACTACCGTCAGTTCGCCGGTATTTTCCAGCACAACATAATTAGCCTCCCCTCCGGTAATAGTGAAGTGAGAGAGCTTGTTGTATCCTTCAATATCAGTCCCTGCGCCCGTGTTGGCAACTAAAGCACTGCCCGTCTCCTGGTTAACCCCATGTGCAATACCGCCGGTATAGACAATCAGCGAGCCTCCGGCGCTAATATTGCTGCCAATTGCCGTACCATCTTTCTCAACAACTTGCTGGCTCCCGGAGGATATAATTGTTGTGTCAGCTTTCCCACCGCTTTTGATATTTTGCGTTCCGCTGTTGATATTGGTGCCTGTGGCTATGCCATAATTATTAAGATTCTGTGTGCCACCATTAATTATGGTATTTGTCGCGTTTCCTGCAACATCCATAACCCCGCCATTATCTATTCGGGTCGCATCAGCTTTAGCATTCGTTAAAACTGACATTGTTCCTTTATCTTTAATAATCGTCTTGTTTGCGGAATGAGATACTTCTAAATGGCCTCCATTTTCCAGCAACACATTGTCTTCCACTTTATTGTGGATGGAGAATGCACCTTCACTATTCGTACCGCTCACCGTCGTACCGTTAGTGTTTGTTTTTAAAATTGCACCATCGTGCTGGGTAACATTTGTTGCCGTACCACCACTAACATCAAGCACGCCACCGGAATAAACTTCAATAACATCCGAGGTGCTGGTGTTATCAACAATTTGCGTGCCACCAGAATAGATCTGCGTAATTTTTGCCGTTGACTTACTATTCAGAGACTGAGTTCCGCCTTCAATCGTCGTGTCCAGCGCACGGCTCTCATATACTCTTTGCTCACCGCCATTTTTAATGGTTGTTGTTTCTACTGTGCTCTGTTCAACATACTGTCGACCACCATTTATGGTTGTGTTCGTTGCCAGACTTCCTTGTACTACGTCCTGAGAGCCAGACTTATTTATCGTTGTACCATCAGCATGCCCTTGAACTTTTACTATCTGGCTACCACCATCAATGAGTATTCCATTCGCACTCCCTCCCTCTACGCGTGAAGCACCGCCCTTAATTGTCGTTCCATTGCTGATACCCCCTTTATAAACGTCCTGATTGCCACTCTCGATTGTCGTACCTGTGGAAATACCCCCGTCATGAATTGACTGTCTGCCACCGTTAATGGTTGTATTATTAGCCTGCCCCACAAAATTGTTATGACTTCCTATATCTTGATATCCACCAGATTCAATAAGACTTCCATTAGATACCCCGCCATGAACATTCTGCTGGTCATGGTTGATAATATGAGTGTTATTTGTTGTACCTCGTTCATCCACTTTTTGGTTGCCATCTACAGTCTCATCGTTTACCACACCAATAACATCAGGAGTGAAGGCCGCCATACCGGGCGGGGCATATATCAAGGCAGATATCAATAAGGAAAGTACTGAGCGGCGACAATAATGGGGACTGGTCCTGTTCATAAATTTCATCCTCTGAAAAGTGAATACTGAGTAGCGTTTAAGCGACCTTAGCTCTGCTGCAACATCAGCCCACAGGCACCAGACCAGGGGATTCATCCTGAAGAGACAGCGCAAGTGTATTGTGTTCACCGCTCATCAAAGACATCATGATGAAATGATGATATTCCACATAAGAAAGAAGCATTTTTTAAACGCAGTGCGCTGAAGTATGGTTGGATAAAAAAGTCAATCTATTCAGGGAATACGGGGGTATTCTTTTCTTTCGACAATCAGGTCGTCGGCAAAATAAAATGATTTACATAATCGTTTCTGATGAATATCTTCTGCTCACATAAAAATCACACAATAACTTTGAGATCGCAGATTCTTTTACTTTTACAGCATTCGTCCCCCCATTGTTGGGCAAATATAGATTGGGCCAGAGCACGAAAGTTAATACCACGTTTGCACAGCTCCTCCAACAGCACGACAAGATGCCACATACTGCGCCCCAGTCGGTTCGGTTTACAGACTACCCGTGCGTCCACCGCCGATAATGTCCTGAGCAGTTTTTTCAGTCCGGACCTCCTGCCACGGTTTTACGTTGAAGAGGTAACCCTGAGCACGCAGTTCATCAGTCAGGCGTGGTGTACCGTAACCCTATTATTGATGGGTAAGATCAAAAAAACTTTCAGGCAGCTAAGGAAAGTTGAACCAGACATTAGAATAAATATTTCAACCAATTACAGCACCAATTCAGACACCGCCAGCTCAACAAATAAATCAAGGGGTTACGTGAAAGCGTAGCCCCTTTTTCTTTGGTAGTGGCAGCAAAATGGTTGTAGTGTAAAAAATAATCCCGTTTAATCAATCAATAATACATATTGTTTCAATCTACGTTATTATCTCTTTGTAAAAATAGCCATTTATTAATCATTGAAAACTGCTTTTAGAACTTGATACAACGGGACTAGTCACAACAGGACTATTCTCAACGGGATCATCCTCAGAGGAACTATCATCAAAGTCATCATCCATAAATAAAATATCATCGAATGGTGCCACGCCCGTGATGAGTTTTATTTTATTATTACGATCAGTCAAGACTCCACTTAAACCGTTTTCGCTCACAGGTTTTAATGATTTTTCATTACTCTTGTTGTAAGCAGGCGCATTAAAAATACACGGAGTATCAAGATCAAACAATGACGTTCCCCAGTTCACATATTGAATATCATAGTTACTGAAGTTCTGTCCAGAAAAGAAGCATCCCTTAAAATCCAATCCACCTAAATTATATAAACCATCCTCTTCTTTTTGGAGAGTAATGTTAATTTTGGCTATCTCCCGGACATCATCGCCATTTTTATATTTGAATACCGTTTCAAGATTTTCCCCACACAGTTTGACTTCTGGAAATAATTTGAAATCAAAGCCTATATTATTATGTATCAACGTAGATGAACAAAAGATGGAGAAAGCTTGCAGTGCTGAATTATAGCTTTCGATTTTATCCTGAGGCTGCGCTCTTGGTAAAAACTCATAGCAACATTCATAAAAATTAAGTAGAAACTCTGAAGACCTTCCATTTTTATCAAATAATATCCCCTTGAACTCATTCACAAACGCATCTTTTTTTTCTTGAATATCTATGGGGTGTTCCTTTGACTCTGACAAAGATGAAATCTCATCTATTTTGTTTTCATATGAATTACGTGATTCCATACAGACATTTGGCGGCGTTTCTAAAATAACACTACGCGTACTACTTGGCTTAAGTAAACCAACATGAAAATCACTTTTTCTTATATTATCGAAAAGGTTCTGTTCATTTCTTTTAGCGCATTCAAAAAACTGATCGGCATTATTTTTATTCGATAATTTTTTAGTTTCAGAAAACACATTTTCATTGTTTTCCAGCTTTAGTTTAATGAGAAGATTTTCCCAGACCTGCTTGCTTAAACATATTACGTCAGGCTCACCAGAACTAACTAACTCGTGATTATTATTAAAGTGTACGTTGAATACCTTTAAGTTATTTTCACCAACTTCATATTTAATACGTTTTAATTGTTCTCCAGCTCCCATAATGACAAAGGCGTTGCCTTCTTGATATATACATTCAGACATCATTTTTTGTAAAGTTTCAAGAGCACCGCGATACGTCTCTGATGCAGCTTCCTTACAAATTAATTTTAAAATACTATGAGCTAGTAGCTCCATGTGTTTAGAAGATTTATTTTCATTATAACTTCCACTACCCAAAACTGCGCTAGCGTTAAATCCGTTGCTTTTACTAACTAACATTGTCTATTCCTCAATTAATGTCTACATGGCTATTTTTAATTTTATTATTGTTTGTCACTATAAAAAATCGCTCATTTGAGACAATTGCTGGCATTAACAGCTTCATATGCTATACATGGTACTTTTAATTAAATTAGCACAAGAATGTTAAATTTAATAAACAAAAAGTTATTTCGCTGTATGATAAAAACCACCCGTTATAATTTATTAGTGAAATTCGTTTTTCGAGTGTTAGAAATTTATATCTCAATAGCGTTGGTTAATGAGCATAGCCACGCTCCTGTAACGCTCACAAAACTCATCTGCCTGCGGCGGGTGTTCTGGTCAGTAGTAGATGTTTAAGGCGTGGCAGAGACATTTCATCCTTACTCTACGGCATTGTTCTACATACATTGGTTGTGGTACTCACTCATCATCAGTGAGCGAACAGAGAATAGTTCAGTGATTTGAGTAATTAACCTGATTAAATTAAGGGGTATAATAAATGATAATACTCTGGCTTTATCGTTAATTACTTAATTCCACATGTAAGCAATTTGCCCGCTTGGCATAGCGGGCATTTTTTCCAGGTACTTTTGAATGAGTACTGATGGATAAATACATTGCAGTGGCGTGCCACGTACCAAAACACCAGCCCTCATTCGAAACAACCCACCGCACTTCTTCCTTGAAATGGCGTTAGTCATGAAATATAGACCGCCATCGAGTACCCCTTGTACCCTTAACTCTTCCTGATACGTAAATAATGATTTGGTGGCCCTTGCTGGACTTGAACCAGCGACCAAGCGATTATGAGTCATGAGGCAAGTCCATTCTATATTGTTTTGGTTTGTTCGTAATTGTTTTATTAATTGTTTATAATCAAGTAATTATGTAATTGCTTCTGTTTCCGCTTGGTTCCGTTTTTTCTCCATTGTACGATCGTTACCTGACCCATTACCTGACCCAAATTTACGAGTTATTTTGATTGTTACTGGTTTAGAAAAGAGGTTCTATGGCCGTCAATCTAACTGAAACAGCTATCCGAGCATTGAAAGCAAAAAAGACATCGTTCTATGTCTGGAGCAACAGTTCTCAACGTGGCACTGGACGACTTGGCATCAAAGTTCAGTCTTCTGGCAGCAAAATTTTCTATTTCCGCTATTACGTGGAAAAAGGGAAAAAAGAAAGATTCATTCAATTGGGTATATGGCCTGAGATGAAACTGGCTACAGCGAATGAACTGGCAAAAAAGTATGGTGCCTGGCTCATTGAAGGAAAGGATCCCCAGACAGAACTGGAGCGACAACAGCTTGCAGAACAGCAGCGGATACAACTCCATCAATCACAGGGCTCATTTGAAGCATTGATTCATGGTTATGTTAACAAAATGAAAATTGATAATAAGAGAACATGGCAGGATGTTCTGAAACGCCTTGAAAATGAATGCTATACAGTGATCCCCCGTGAGACTAAAGCTAAAGATGTGACTTCCGGACAGATTAAACATATCCTGGCCGGGATCATTCAGCGCGGTGCAGTGGTTCACTCTAACCGGATCCGTTCTTACCTGATGGCTGCATTTAACTATGGTCTGAAAGCTGATAACGATCCGATGAACACAAGTGTAGGGATTACTTTTGGGCTGGAGGCCAATCCGGTATCAGTGATACCGAAACAGTCATCTGCTGAAAAAGTCGGTGACACCTGGCTGACACTCGAAGAGTTGCGTTTTCTAATGGAACATTTTGCTGAAGCAACCAACGTTGGATTATTGATGCAACATTTGATCCGATTCTGTATCTATACCGGGGGGCAACGTCCCTTCGAAATGATCGCCAGTCAGTGGTGTGATGTTGATTTTCAGCAAAAAACGCTGCTGGTGACTGCGGATGTCTCTAAAAATAAGCGAGAACATTTGATACCGTTGACTGAATCAGCATTACAGGAATTATCTTGTGTGCAGGAGTTAACAAAAGAAAAATCGAGCCCTTACATTTTCCCGCTTTCGACTAATGGTAAGCGTCCGGTTCGTACGGACAGTCTGGCTCGCGCTATCATGTATTTCCGGGCTTGTAATCCTGACTTTAAAATTTTTACAGCACGTGACTTACGTCGGACCTGTAAAACGTTAATGGGAGAAGCTGGAATCAGTAAGGAAATCCGCGATCGTATTCAAAATCATGCGTTGAACGATGTCAGTTCAAAACATTATGATCGATACGATTATTTGCCAGAAAAACGCAGAGCACTTGAGATCTGGGAGGACCGGGTTAATAACCACCAACAGCAGACAGGTAATAATGTTGTTAATCTGTTTGGTAGAAGGTGAGGGCGTTCCTGATCGTTGTACGACTTGAGTACAATTGATGAGTATTGTTGATGCGCCTGGCTCTGGTATTGTTTACTATAATTATTGAGGTAAATTTTCGTGCCTGTATTACTCAGAGGGGATTCTAAAATGGCTGTAATTCCAATGTCTTACTCCCCTGCTACTGTAGCCCGTCGTTTTTCGATACTGGATGGAGTAACTATTCAGGGCGTGCTTTACCAGATCATCTGGGATCCAAAGACTCCGTTTGCTGCGGTAATCGAAGCTGCACCTTCTGTTATTGATGGTGATGTTCGCCATAAGGTTGTTGCCACTCTGGAGCTTCAGCGTCGTCCCCGACTTGAAGGCGTGTTTGTCCAGAAATTCTGGGAAGAACAGGATGTTGCTCAGATTGAAGGGATTGTTGTCGATGGAGCTGTACGCGATGTTGGTCTTGCAACGTTTGTTTATGAAACGATAGTCACAAAAGCGGGCGTTGTACTATTAAGTGATAACGAGCAATATGAAGGAGGAAAAGCTCTCTGGCAGCATATTGCGCGTCGTTCAACGAATCTGAAGGTGTTTATTTTAGATACTGATTCCGCACGGTATTACCCGTTTGATGGCGAACGGATCAGTTATGACGGGGAAAGCATCCCGGAATCAGAAATCTGGAGTGAACATCCTGAGCGAAACAAACACACTGTCGTTCTTGTGGCCGAATCTGTTAATGGAAAAGCCGCATAATTTGCCGATTGCCTCGTGTTCCTAGAGCTCTGGCAACCTGAAGCAGAACAAACAGGGGATAACCGGGCTGTTATCCCCTCAGTGATCTACTGCCCGGTCAGGCATTTTCCCCATAAAGGTCGAATCACATCTCTATCTTCACTGTAGGGAAATCTTTTATTTTTTTTCTTCTGTTCCAACAGGAATGCGTCGATTTCGTTATTGATAATCTCCTTAACAGTGCGGCGATAACGGTTTAGCGACGTATCACTTATATTTGTCTTTGGCAGGCGTAAACTGGTATCGGCTTTGATGTCTTCATTTATGCCATCTTTAACTTTTCGTTTTGGACTATCCGGAATCCCTTCATGCAGATCATAGGCTTTCAGCCCTACAAGTCGTACGGCAACGTCAATCTTCTCTGTTCGTTTTTGTTTATGACTTTCTAACAAAACTTTATTTTTTTCATACCATTTTTGAAATGTTTCCAGCCGCCTCTCATTATCTTTACTGAGCTCCAGGAGAGAATAAAATTCAAAACTATCTGTTATATTAATTTCACTCTCTGATGCCGGAGGTTTTATTCCTGGAAACTCTATCTCATTTTGGGATGATTTCTTGTATTTCTTCTGCAGACAATGGCAAAGATAAATTACTGCATCCTGAAGGGTATTCGTGTGAATCAATCTCAGAAGTTCATCACGTTGTATAGTTATCTGGCAATAATCCTTTTCCCATGCAGTTGTATGCTTGGTTTCTGTCTCTTTACCTGGAGTAACTGTTGCGAATTTCCATGTATATCGGATAAAATCTGTTGGTTTAAAATATTCCATGGTTTTGTTGAACCAACCAATGATTTCATTGGCATAAAGACGGACATATTCATCGTATATTGACTTAATTTCATACCAGTTGGCGACCCGACACAAATTATTCACGAATTCTGAACGTCCTGTTTTCAACAGTTGTTCTTTCAGTCTGATTACATCCTCGGTCTTTTGCTCCAGACAATCTCTGAATATTTTATGTTCCTCTTTAAAGGGGGATAGCCATTCTGGGAGGTCTGTATTATTTTTCTTGTAGAATCCGTTAACCGTCATACCAATAACTCTGGCAAGTATTGCTGATTCATCAATTTCATGGTATTGATTCAGGTGTGCCAGTAACTCTGAGGTGCAGGAGTGTGCAACAGACAGATCCTGATGGCAATAGCCCTGTCGGGTTTCTGCTGGAATTGGTGAACTCCAGGCTTTACATTCAGTCAGAATATTAAATAAATCATCTCCTACAAACTTTGCCAGTTCAGGTGTTTTCCAGGTTCTCGGTCCCGGGCTGATAAAGGTTGATGTTGTCTGTACCTCTTGCATCGCCCCCCAGGTTTTCAGACTGATATTTCCTTCATCAAAACCATTGTATAAATGGCACATAATATTAAGCGCATCTGTAAGATTAGAATTAGTGAGTAGGGGTAATGTAGATTCTTTAATAATAAGCTCTGGTTCTTCCGCGTTTCTTTGTTCTCTAAATATTCTCAAGAGCTCTGTATTAGCACGTAATGCAGAGAGAACTCTGTGCTGTTCTTCAAACCAGGGGCGATATTCTGGATTCTGATATAGCTGACGAGCCTTAAAGATGAGCAAAAGGAGTTGTTCGGAAACCGCCTCGTATATGCCAGGGAATGGATGGGATTCGCCAGATAAAACACGATCATACTTTTGTTGCATTGTCCGAGTTACCAT